GAATTGCCTGAAAAAGTCTATCCGTTGCATCATTCAAGCTGCACTGGGCTCTTGCTGCAATACGAGTGCCGCTTGGGATGCGTAGACCATATGTTGTATTTGGATACTGGAAATTCTCTCTATTAGATGTTGTCGCAGAAATATTAGATAAAATAACTTCCTCATTTCCTGCACTGCCAATACCAATGTCAACTAACCAATCTACATCTACCTGTGTGGGATTAGCGCCGTGTGTTAGGGATAAAAAGAAACCTGCTAGTTCATCGCTGCTCGAAGTTAATTCTGACCATGCACCTTTAGTGTCTGCCGTAGCACCTGGATCGATCGATGTACCAAATGTTTCAGAAGCATTTACTCCATAACTAGTTATATAGCCCGCGCCTGGTGTTGCTAAGAAGTTAGGGACTAAGGAATACAGGATAACTTCAACCGTTTTTGTGCCTGAAACCGCTTGAAGCCTGAGAGCAAGTCTTTCTCCTTTTGCTATCTGAATAGGTATATACCAAGACCACCCGCTTTCTCTAGTTCCATTAACTCCTGAATAAGCAAGATCAGGGACTATAACCTCTTCATTTCCTGAGCTACCTATTCCAATATCGATTAAATAGGTATTAGACCCACCAGCATCTCCGGGATGCGGGATTGTCACGACTAAACCGTTGCAAGCTTCATCCGTAGAGGCAACAAGCTCTACCCAACTACCTTTAGTATCTGCTGAACCTGATGTCGCAACAGTACCGGCTGTTGCGCCTGTATCTGCGCCATAAGTAAGTATCTCACCTACAGAAGAGAATAAAGAGAAATCAGCCATTGAGAATCACCGCTGCTCTACCTGAACCAATCATACCCAATGTTTCCATACCATTAACCGCCGTGATCATTCGAGCGCTTTTTAGGTCTACTGTCTGAGCCAGCTCTAACTTCTTAATAAAGACTCTAACCTTAGAGTTGCTGCTGCCGATAATTGCTTCTAATTCTGAATCAGTGAATAGGTCTAAAAATTCCAGTTTATCAATTATTCGTTGTTCAGGACGAGTATCAAATATCTTAGTGCCTGTATTCCATATACCTCTTTCGTCGCCATCTGGAAGAGTAATAACCTCATTTCCTGCTGCTGTAGTAATGGAGAGTATGCTACTTGAAAGTAGTCTACCTGTTGCTATTTCAACTAAATGATTCATTACTGTGCCTCAAGTAGGATGTATTTAATATCAAAACCAATAGGTGCTGGTGGAGGAGTAGGTAAGTCTACCTCTAGTATTTCTGGTTCAAATATATGGTAAACAATTTCAGACCTTAATGACTCGCCTAATTCATTATACGCTCTTATTAGGTAGTGACCTGCTATATTAGGAGTAGTAAATGGTATAGGAGAGATAGAACCTCTTCCTCGCTCTACTTCTTTTAGATTAAGTATCTCATATACTATGTAGTAATCTGCATTTGATACGAGATCGAGTGTGGCTTGAACTTTATATTCAGGTTCTTGTGCCACAGAGTACTTAGGGAAGGCAACAAATACAACCAGCATAAGGAGAATGAAAAGAAGTGGTTTCATAGCATATACCATTTTATGCAGCTCTAAAGAAGCCGGCTGCATTCCACTGGAGAACTAAATTAGTACCATCAGTAGTAGCAACGAAATCATAATGGCAGACAGGAACAATGTTAGCATCAGTGCCTCCAGTAGTGTCAGAATCATAACAGATAAGAGCTTTGACTAGATTGTTGTTAGATGCACCACCTGCAGATACAAAAGTTTGATCGGGCAGATCAATGTCGTACCTGTCATTAGTGTCATCAGGCGCAGGTAAGGCATCTAAATCCGCATCAGTTAGAACCTTCCGGGCATAATTGGTGAAATCCGCTTCAGTATTAGCTGCTGCACCAAGAAGCGCAGAGAGATCATCTCGATCTATAAGAAGAGCATCTGATTCAGAAGCCTTGAGTAAGACAAGAATGAAAGCACTATTAGCTGGATCATTACCTTTGATCCTTCTGTAATACTCTACCGGTTGTCCCTTTGCTATGTTAAATACTAGATCTGCCATGAGAAGTTCTCGCTATAAGAATGATATGAGAAGTGATATGAGCTGTGGATAAGAGATTAGAAAAGGGCTACAAGACTTCCAGCAGTTGTACCAGTTGCTGTTACATTGACTCCCCGAAAGGGATAGACAGATCCAGCTTGTACACTCACAAATGTAACAATCTGACCATCTACCATCTGCATTCTTAGGTTACCAGCAAGCCCTACATAGATAGCCCTACTTCTCTTACTAAACGGGGTATCAGGTATTATTGCTTCTGCTCCTGATGCCGGGTTAATCTTTTCTGATGTACCAAAATCTGCATCTTCAAGTGGCATAATAACCTCTCTTTCCTAAATTATATGAATGTATATTCTTACCCAACTGCATCAGAAGAAGATGAGCCTACTGCAAGACCTCCAGCTGACCTTGTAGAAGTCGGGTTAAGAGCAGCTTTACCTGGCTCCTTAGTCCTACCCATCTCAGGGAACTCTCCTAGTGCTTTAGCTCTAACCTTCTCAGCTTCTTCAGCTGCAAATTCTGCAAAGAATTTACGTCTAAGAGCTGTCATAGGATCAGCTTCTTCAGATGTCATCAGAGCACCCTTAGTTACATCTCTCAAACCGCTTGCAATCTCAGTGTCTAAGTATTCTATATACTCTACATCATCAGTTATGAATTTGAAATTGATAAAGATTATAAGGCGACCTTTCTTTGTAATCATCTTCATTGATCTGCGAGAGCACTTATAGTGTTGAAATTTACGTTCAGGTACTTTTGGTTCGGGTATTGGCTCAGGAATTACTTGTGTTGGTTCAGGAGTAGGTTCTTTCTTTGCTTCTACTTGTACTGCCGGTGTTGATGCTGGTGCAAGTACTTTATCTGCCATAGCTTTTGTATCAACAGTAGCAACTGTCTTAGTTTTTGATGTAGGTAGGATAGGTGAGTTAGTAGGTTTTCCAGTTTCCATTATGTGTGTCCTGTAAGGTTGGGAATAAAGATACCTCTACATCTGTAAGGGCGTAGAGGTATCTGAAGTGCTGGGTGAGTTGTGAGTCGTGTCTTATCCTACAGCTGCTGCCGTAAGGTTCCGTATGACTGCATTTGCAGGAGGATTCTTAACAACTGTAGTAACTTCAGTAGTAAGTGTACCACCTACTGCATCAATACCATTGTCAGCTGCCATAGTACCTTTAGTATTGAACTCCATATTCTGAGTCTTACGGCCAGCAAGATATGCCAGTTTGAATGTAGGAAGATCAACAGCAATTGCCATCTGAGCCCAGATAGAGTTAGTATTAAAGAGTGGATGCTCAATAATACGAAACTTACCACGAGAAATGGTTAATGTTTTGAATGCCAGACCGAAGTTAGTCTGTCCATCTACCAAGTGGTAAGTACCATTTAAGCGACCGATGTTGTTAATGACAACCATCGCAGTACCACCTACAAACAATACTCGCTCATTAGCTCCTTTAGGATCAGTAGTCTGATTGAATACTGGATCTAAGAAACCTTCGAGTTGTGTAAAGTTAGTAGTACTACCTGCAGTGAAGCTGTTAACAGCACTGTAAGATGGTGGGTAGAAAGTAAGATTCTCTATGATAGCTATCAGACCATCTAGGGTACGGAATGGCTGACCATTACGAGAGCCTTCTGACTTCTGACCAAAGAAGATAGCCTTCTCAATGTCAGTAGCATGTAATGCAGCAGCATCTTGCTTACTCTCTGCATCAGTCCGCTCTCCAGCAATTACACTAGTAGCTTTAGCTGACTCAGAAACTGCCCAAGTATTACGAAAGATCTGAGTGAGGTTAGTTACTCGTACTGGAATTATGTTACCAGCCAGAGGACGGTCACTAGATTCTTCGAATGCATTACCTACTTGGAAGAAGTCATCATCATCTAAGATAGCTGCAGCTGCCACATCACCGACAGAACGAGTCACACTTATGGATGTGGCGGAGTTCACTGTGTTAATTATGATGTTCTCACCAGTACGCTCAATTCGCATGATCATACCAGGAAGAAGATTCAGAGTCGTATCTACAGTAAGTGTAGTATCTCCTGCTAAAGCATCACCAGCATCATTGAGTTTAGCTTCAGGAAATATCATAGTCTTAGTAAAGAACCCATGTTCTGTCTGAACGGCAGTCTCGTCAGAAGACATGGAAGTTAGACCAAAGAGCGGCGCTGATCCATTAGGCATTAGCCTAGTGATCATCGCGGAGAACGATTTCGCCTCCAGGTCTGTGGTAAAGTTGTCTGTGTTAAATATACCAGTAGTCATGATTTGTTACCTCAAGAAATACATATAAGTTGTCAGTTGTGGTGAGAAGAAAGCGGACTCTAGTACAGATTAATAGTTGTTGCAGAAGCTTTCTCAAAGTGAAACATCCTAGAACCTTTAGGTGCTACTTCACCAACGTTATTAGCTCCTTGGAGTGTAACTCCTGTGCCTCCAGCAATTATCACATCAAATGCACCGGCTTGAGCATTAATCACTTCAAGTGTGAAATGATCACCTACATCCATAGTATCAAACTCATCGAGAATGAGTGCTGCTGTAGGAGTGGTATAAGTTACATCACTCGTAAGAGTTGTACCTTGTGAAAGTACACCACCAGATAACTCATCTATAGTAATAGTTTCATCTGTCTCAGCTGCAAATACTGTAGCACGTATATTAGCTACGAAACCATCACCGCCTCTAAGAGGGGAAGGCATACGCCCATCCTTTTCAAATTTACATCGACCAAATCCCATAATAAACCTCCAAAAATTAAGTATTAAGTATTAAGTATTAAGTATTTCTAAGCAAAGGTAGACCAATCTGTATTACCCTCACCACTGTTGTCATTAGCAGGTGTCTGAGGGGCAAACATTTTACCCATAGCTACTAGATAGTTTTCTACCATTTCAGTAATCTGTTCCGGAGTGGAATCAGGGTTATTCTGAAGTAGTGTATGTCGAGTAGCATCTATCACTGGTTTAATTGCTGGATCTGAAAATAGGGGGTTACTGTTCTTTAGGTGTGCTGAAGTTTGTGAGGCTCTTACTAAATCGGGGATAGTAGCTTCTGTTTTTGCAACTGCTCTTGCTACTGCTTGTTCAGTGAGTTTCTGTTGAGCTAATGTTGACTGTGCAAATGATTGTTTAACTACTGCATTGAGTACTGTAGCAAAGGCAGCTCCTGATCCTTCCTCTCCTGACTGTGCTAATACCATTGTCTCTGGAGGGATGTTAGCTGTAAAGTCTACATTAGCTAATGCTTTATCCAAATCTGCCTGTTTTATAGTATGATCTACCGGAGCAGGAGCATCTGGATCAGTAGGTACAGTATCCCACATATTCGCAAACTCAGCAAGTGGGGAATCATCTACAGGAGTCACAACTGGAGCTGTAGATTGATCAGAAGCTACTGGCACTGTTGGTGCAGGTTGTTGCGGCTGACCTGTGTTAGGAGGTGGTATATTACCTGCAGGTGTAGGTCCAGGAGCACCAGGTTGTGGTTGTACAGGAGCTATAGGTTGTGCAGCTTCTGCATTAGTGTTTATAAAAGGATTTGTGAAAAGTGCTGGCATGATTGTATCTCTCTATAAGTTGGGTGGCTTGCTTAGATTGATCAGGTTGCTTAGGTTGCTTAGATTGCTTCTGAAAAAATCTCATCTGGTAAGTCTGGACTATTAAGTTGTTCTGTTGCTGCAGCAGAGTTCTCTATAAGATAAGTTATAAGTTCTATCTTACCTTTCATAAAAGCTTCTTGCTGCATGAAGAGTAATGGTTTCTCAGGATCTAAGATTAATAGACTCTTCTCTACAGCTATCTGTGACATATGATGTTGTAGAGATTGGAGTTGAAGAATTGAGAATATAGATCCTATGAGTTCCTCTTTCTGTGAAAAAGAGTATGAAGAAAACATATTTGGTATTAGTGTGGCCATTGGAAGATCCTATGTTTGTGGAGAAGCTTGTGGAGGTGGAGGTGCAGCTATATTGCTAGGTGGAGCATCTGATCTAGTGTTAGGACCTCTAGGTGAAGGTATGTTGCCTGAAGGATCATAACCGAACTGCTCAGGGAGAGGTTGTGGCGGTGCACTCCCAGGATCTCCCCCTTTGTCAACTATGTTATTCACCACAAACTTCCAAGTATCAAGTGCTTGTTCATAAGCAACCTGTTCCTGAGACTTCTCAAAATCAGAGATCTGAGCACCTTGTGTTTTCATAAAGTAAGAAAACAGTGGTGGTATATTGTATCCTGCTGCTATCTGTGGAGAAGTAGCAAAGGTCTGTAGAGCGATTGTGAATGTCTTAGGATTGAGAATCTTATCTGCTGGAGTTAAACCATCTGCAATCTTAAATTCCAGGACCGCTGTTCTAAGAGCTATAGGATCTATCTCTATAACTTTCTTCTGGTCACGATTGAATACTGTAGTACCACCCTGAAATTGGAGAGTATTAAGTTTAAATATCTCTTTCATAGGAACAAAGACTTGAGATTCAAGAAGTATGGAAGCCATTTGATCACGACCATTAGAGTTCCTAAGTACAGTATCTACCTCACTCGTAGTTTTGTTCCCCTTTACGAATTGTCCTTGAGTGACTTGGTTCTGACCATTAAGCCTGTTAGCCATTCCAAGTAATAATTCTATCTGTGACATATTTCCTGCTTGTTGATCTTCTCTATAAGGGAAGTGGAATACAGCATCACTGATGACTTTACCATACGCAGAAGGTTTAACTGGGATCTTAGCAGAAGGATTAGGGGAATTAATGTTTGCAGAGGAGATCCTAGAGGGATCATACAGAACTCTGTCTGAGATAGCTCTGCGGCGAGAAGCAATATTAGCAGACATATATGAAGTAGCCAGTTCTTGAAATGGTGTACCATTGGTAGCTAGAGACTTTGTTTGATAACCTAGGCCATCCTCTAAAGGCTGTCCAATAAGGATTGGAATAAACCCATGAGCATTAGTCTGTTTCTCACAGTAAATGATGTGCTGGTGGTTGATGATTATAAGTTTATATATTTGCGGTGTGTTAGAATTAGGTACGCGTAAAGACATCTCAGATGGAAGTACTTTAGCATAGAGTCTAGTAATCTCATATGAATCTTTATAATCTATCCTGTTGTCTCTAGTTGCATCTAAGCCGGCCCACAAGAGCCAGTTAGTACCTCCGCGCATTGTCCTATCTTCTGTCACACCTCGATTAATAAGAGGTACATAATAGTTCTGAGACCCAGAATTGGTACTGCTGCTAGATGCTCCTCTTCCTGATTCAAAAGCTGGAACTATGTTTTCTATAATCTTATCTGGGAGTCGAGCCACAAAAGCTTTAAGTTCTATACGTGTTATAGCTTCTGTATAACCGGCGAACTCCCCCTTAGTATGAACTTCTGTAGGAAGAACCCTAGTGTCCACAAATGTGTTATAGGGATCAAGGCGGCGAACTCTGTTTCCACTCCAAATAACTTCTTTAGGAGTACCATTCTTTAGATTCACATTTAAGTTAGTTTCTACAGAGTATGTTACCTCATCAGTCCAATCTACTTCTAAAGGAGCAAAGTTATACTTAAAACCATCCCTAAAAAACATCATTAACTGTCTAGTCCAACCACCTCTGTTAGAGTTCTCTTCTAGAATAGACTCAAGCTGTAATGCTTCATCTATGAATGGAGGAGAAGATACTACTCCGAACAGCGGGTGCCCAGTAAGATACACTGATGTTTGATGAGTCACAGCTGCTTCTACTTGAGGCATTACAACTGGGACTGTCATATTCTGAAATCTGGTGGGATCTCCACCGGCATTAGCTCTCTTAGCTCTTTCCTGCTCAGTAGACTCATCTAATTCTCTTTGATAAGTCTTATCTATGTACTCGTAGCGAGACCGAACTTCATTACGGGTTATGTTTTGCAGGAGCTGAGTATTTTGATAGTAAGCTATAAAAGCTTCCTGAGACTTCTTAGTTAGAGGTACTGATGTAGAGGCTACCATAAGGTTTCCTATGTTCCTGGTTTAATGAGAGATACTGGTCTCTTAGGTTGAAGTTCGATGTGAATATGATCAGGCTCAAGGATTACTTCTATCCAATCGGTTGGGATGTTATGAGCCAGGCAGAAGTTTTTAGCTGCTCTCTTCAGTGCTGTAACTTGATGCACAGGTTTAGGTACATCTCCTCGGCCAGTCTTCTTATCCCAGGAGCGTATATCTGCTCCCTGAGCTGGAAGTGCATAATGTAGAGAGGTGTATCCATGGTATGCAGAGTGCTCAGATCCACAGGTGATGATTACTTCTGATCTCCAGGAGCGGTAGAGTTCATCAGCAGAGAAGAGGAAGGAGGTGAGTAGTGGGTGGAATTCTGTCTCTACTGTTTTGTCTGCGGTACGCATTACGCTGGTACACCCCAGTTCCCCACTTTAGGGTCTGGCACTATGTTCCTTTCTTCAAATACTTTCTTAGAGTAATGATAGATATCGTCCATATTAAGATATACTACATAGTCTCCTACTTTTGGTTCTTCATCTGCTTTAAAATTGATAGGTTCTGGATGGTCATAAGTGGCAAGTATATATTCACCATCTTCTGTCTCATCAACTTTATTCCATTCATCTCGTTCTGTGATTCTATGTGCTTTCCTAGTTACTGGCTTACTCTCATATTCTTTAAACATGGTGTCTCTCTCTATGACTCTTAGAATGGAGAATTAAAATCTGGTACTTCCATTGCATTGTATTCCTGAGATTCTAGTATCCCAGTAGATATAACAAACTCTCCATACTCCAGTATAACTCTTGGGGCATATGTCATTAGATCTAATAGTCCATCTGTATTGTCTCTCTTAAGGGGATTGAACTGTGTAATCTGAAGATGTACATCCAGTTTACAGTCCTCATGTATATACATCTCTCCTTGAGCATAGGCTTTAAACATCTCTAGAATCCGGGCGTTCTTGGATCTGACTCCTGAGTATATAGGTACAGCTTCTATACCCGCAATCCCCAGTTGCTCACAAATAAAATCAAACCAGTAACATAGAGAATATTGATAGGCATTGGATTCTACGGCAATTAACCGGCAATTATGTGTAAGAGCGAAGGCTAGTGCTTTTTTAATGGTTTCTCCTGGTGAGAACCTACCTTCTTCTAATTCCATCATTATAGGAACAGCATCATGTATCTCAAAGTATCCTATAGAAACTGCATCTGAATTGATTTTGTCTGTGGCAGGATCTATTACGATGAAATTGCCTCCAGGTATATCTCCTTCACTATAAGGTACAGCAGGCAAGAGAGAAAGATCAATAAGATTATTAGCCGAAGTATTTTCGTCATTAAGTACCTCGGAATAAAAGATCTCTGGGTGACCCATTGCCAAGTCATTTTCAAACTCCTTAGTAAGCTGCGCTATTGGTTGGAGTTCCTCCCACAGAGACTCTCCCTTATAGTTTATGCCTCCTGCAATGAATTTAATCCATGTATGATTACTCTTAAGCTTACGTAAGATTGAATGTTTTGTGGGGTACATGTTAGCTACAAAGATAAACATACATCTGGTGGGAGACTTAGCTTTCATTGCTGTAGCTACCATCCAACTCTCAAGACTATTAGATTGGATCTCTGACTCAGCGCACTCACGGGACTGTATGTCTTCAAAGAGCATGACATCTGGGCGAGTGTTCTTAATATTTAAACCCCGAAGAGAAGTCTCAGCACCAACTGCCGCAATAGTTATGTTTCTTCCTCTGAACCCGAACTTCTTAAGTGCTTGTGTGTCTTTCTCTACTCCCAGTTTCCAGTCTCCAAACACATTCTTAACATTAGGTTCTTCCAACATATCAACTACGTCGGATAGTATGTTCTCAGCAAGCTTTGCAGTGGCACTGATTATAAGAATGAATTTGCGGTCAGTAAAGAGTATGCAGTATATGATAAAGATCTTCATTAGTGTTGTCTTACCGAAACCACGAGGTAATCCAAGGGCGAGCTGTGGGAAAGACCGGGTTTGGTTTACATGTTCTAAGAGCCAGTGCCATACAGATTTAAATACATCAGGGAAACAATAAGTGAATACAAGGGGCATAATAAGTGCAGCTAAGAAATCAAGATCACCTTTAGCCAGCGCTTGTGTAGACTCACTAGATGCACCGAACTGACCTACCTGTTCTGGTTCTCCAATAGGCGCTCCAAGAGACTCCGTAAGAGTGGTAGGTAGATCTGGATGTGAGCTGTCTTCTCCTCCTAGAGACTCAAGTAATGTATCTTTCATATGTGCTATCTTTCCCTTATATTCTCTGGCACTTGTATTATAGAGACTACTCTATTAACATCACTGCCATTAATACGAATTCTCTCTAATACCTTTCTAGCTGACTTAACTTCATGAGCACTATATCTAACAGGTGCAGGCACAGGTACAGGAGTCCCGTTTATTCTAGCCAATACATTTTGTATGTTAAGTCTGTCTCCTCTCTTCAGGATTTTCACGTTTCATGGGTATAGGGGTGTATATTAAGTGGATGTATGGGTGTGTG